CTCCACTTCTCGCCACGATAACTGTGATGTTTCCAGGTCTTAGCAGCGATCCATAGATTTCATTGATTTTTTCATGAGGACCCATCATGCCAAATTCAGTGATGGGATTGTTGCCTCGCTCTTCAATCAACGCTTCCATTTCATCGTAAATGTTTTCGGGTGTATCGTTGCCAATCTCATAAAGATTGATGCGGGAATTATACGAGTCGTCTGCGGCTCCAATGATTTGAGTATAGCTCGACTCTGGAGCGATAGACTTCATTTTCCGCGCAATATCTTGAGCAGATTCATATAGCTCTCTGCGAATTGTGAACTTCTTCAGTTCTTTGGCTGTCTTGATTAAATTACCATTCGGAACTTTGCGCATGGCAAGCGAGCGAATGTAATCAGCAGGATTCAGCCGATCCTCAAAAGATAGGCCAAGCGAAGAAACTCGCTGCGCGACAATGATCTCGTCAATTTGATCTCCAGTATCAATCGCTTGCTTGATTACTGTGAAAATAGAACCGTGAAGATCAGAGTCTTCACTATAGAAATCCTTATGGCTAATAAAGTTCGAAATCTCGCAGTAGCTTTCGGGCTCTTTAATGAGAGCCGCCAAAAGTTGTTTTTCTAATTCTAAGTTGTAGATCATACTCAGCTTAGGATAAGCTTTTTTGCCGCACTGTCAATCACAAAATCGTTCCGAACGATAAAAAAAGCTCTTCATTAATTTCGTCCTTGGGATAAATTTCGACAAGGACGATTTCGTTCGCCTCGCAGAATTTTAATTTCTTTTCATCCCTTTTTAATTGTTGGAGATATTGGAAACGATTACCATGAAAGAATTCAACGTATTTGGTATGTTGCCCGCCCTGAACTTCTACAGCAACCTTTTTATTTGCATTGTAAAAATCAAAAGACAGACGAGTTCCTACGAGCTTAAATTCCTCGAAAACAATATCGTTTTTCCAATATGGAAAAAGAAACTGTTTCACTGATAGCTGAAATTTGCTACGGCTCTTGCCTCTCCATTTGATCAAATATCTTTTGGCGTTTTTAAGCTCGGCGACAGAGCCGTTAATAGTTTTAAATTTCATCGCAAATTGCTTTCTTGAAGTAGCTTATCAAGAACTGACTCAAGGCTTGATCTTGTTCGATTTTACTAAACACAGAATCTAATCCTTGCACCTTCCCCATGGGAGAAAGAGAGTTTTCGGCAAGAAGCTCTTCAAATTCTTCGGTAGCTGTATACCATGAGCCACCCTTCACAAGAAATTCCCACAGAAGCAGCAAATCAACAATTTCCTTTTCAATCCAGACTGAATTGCCATTAGTTCTACCATATTTAATTGGATAGGATATGGTTAGGTTCGTCTTTTCATTAGGTGACTTTTTGACAGTGACCTTAGCAAAATGCCCGATGATGGGATTATTTACAGCGTCAATTGTTTTGTCTGAAGGATTTTTGAGGATTAAATCCCCCTTGTATCTAGGCTCAAATTCAAGAATGAAATTCGCAAAATGCAGCAGAGCGTTTCCTCCCGTAGCGGTTGTTTGTCTCACTGGAGCTTTTGAGTAAGGATCGAGCTTAATGTCTGCGCGAACCTGACTGATAAACACCGCCATGTGTCCTCTCTTGGCGAGAGCAATCGAGAGGCGCTTCATGAAATTAGCCGCGATGACCGCTCCGCCAGCCACCTTGTTAGAATCCTCAAATCCTTTGTCAAGATCTCCCTTAGTGATTAGACCATCAACGGAATCAAGCAGGAAATAGTAACGACAATCTTCTTCGTTTTTAGTGACGAGCTCTCGCATGGCAGCTACAACGGTTTCATAGATATTGCTTTCAAATACAAAACAAGTGCCAGCTTGCCAATCTTCCGCATTAAAAACAAAATTAATGCCAGATCTCTCTCTCATCTCTTTGCCGAGACGACCTTCCGCTTTAATGTAAAAGCCTTTTGAATTGGGAACTGAGCTTAAAAAGTTTTTCATGAACGACAATGCCGCGCTCGTATTGTGTGTTAATACATAGTCTTTAGTCACATAAAGAGAGTCTAGCGACGAGACTTTAATGCAGACACTTTCCTCCTTGCCTACCAATCGAACATCTTTAATAAAATGGCAAAAATTAATTTGTCGATAAGATAAAGCATCTACTTTTCTTTTAATTGTGCAAGGAACCGCTCCCACTGGGAAGTGCAGAACGGCAATAAAGCAGTCCTTACAAGTTTTTCGAACGCCTTCGATTGTGATGTAAGAAGATTTTTTAAATCTTTTTCTCGCCAAGCATCCGAGAGATCTAGCCAACTCAACGACATCATCGACGAGCTTTTCTGACGTTGAGTAATACAACACTTCTGATTTTTTAAAATTGACATAACCATCGGTATCAATAAGACCTCTCATTAATTCGAGTCTCTGTTCTTTTGAACCAAATTTATAAACTTCAGGAATGAATTTCATGTGCGATTTTAATCCAAAAAGACCAAGAGAAACTAAATCATCTTTGACTGGATTGTTCCGAATATTTAAAAAAGAAATTCTATTAGTGATCCCAGTGCTATCGCTAGGCACAATTTGATAGCCATCATAGCGATCAGTGGACTTCATATCTCTGTCGACACCTTCCCAAACTTCATAATCAATATTTGAAATTAAAACAGAACTTGTAATGCCGCCATCTCCGATAATCGCTCCAAGCAAATAGGGAGGGACGGGTAATTCTTTGGCGGCAAAATCAATAGATTTGACAATCTTCACGGAATGGTTAAGATGAGAGCCGTATCGCAAAGTGTTTTTGATATATTCTAAAGATTTTACCGAAGATCTTTTGCCATTGTGTCTTTCTTGAAAAGAAGATGTTTCCCAAAGATGCTCGATGCCGCATCTTACTACAGATCCATCATCAAACTCTACTTCATAAACGTCTTTTTCACCCTGCGGGAAAACGCCTAAAACAAGCTGCTCTTGCCCACAAGAATCTATCACTTTGTCTCCAATGCTGAGGTCGCCGATTGATACCCATCCATCTGGAGTTAAAACTGGTTCTGATACTGGCTGCTCTTTGCCCCCTTCATTCATTCCGCAAAATCTGTGCAAACCTGGGCATAGACCTCCGCCTAGCCGCAAATCTAATTGCAGGGAACCGCTGGAAACTTTATAGTCGATCTCTTCCTCAAAGTTATAGTGGTCTTCCGAGTTTTGCTTTAAGAACGATCCTAAAACGGAACTGGAGCTCAATACTTCTTTATTTTTTTCTTGTTTAATTTTCGCCATCTAAAAAGTCCTTTAATGATTTGATTTTCTTCTCCACCGTGGAATCTTCTCCCACCTTTTCTCCTATATCGTAATCGCTATACTTGGATAAGTCAACCTTAAAATTGAATGCGCGAAACTTTTTGTCCATCGTTTCTTCTAGCTTATCGCAAACTATATAAGCTAGCGAATCAAACTTCTTGTCAAAAGAAACAATGTCCATAAACTCAAGCGAATATCGTTCGCACAAGTCATTCAAAAACTTCATTTCTCGCATATAAAACAAACGCTTATCCTTTGCGGGGACAAGCGTAAGTCTTGCGAGTATATGTTTTTTATTGATCTTACTCTTCTTTGCCATCCAGCAACAGAATATCATTTTTTATCATCTTGTCAATAAGATTTTGAAAAGAAGTTTTCGGCTTCCATCCCAGTTCTTGACGAGCCTTGGTTGAATTGCCAAGAAGAAGCTCTACTTCAGATGGACGATAGAACTTCTGATCAATTTCCACCAACTTAATTGAAGAGAACTCAGCAAAATCAGCTAGATAATTTGGTAGAAGATAAAGTTCTTCTAGTTTTTCTCCGACCCAAACTCCTTCAATGCCAGCAGCTTTAAATGCTAATTCTACAAATTCTTTAATTGTATGCGTTTCATCGGAAGATAATACATATTCTTTTGGTTTGTCTTGATTAAGCATTTTCCATACGCCATCCATGAAGTCTTCGGCATCTGACCAATCTCTTTTTGATTCTAAATTACCAAGCTTCAACGGCTCGAATGGCAATTTATTTTCAATTGCATTTTTAATTCTTGCGACATTTTTAGTAATTTTTCGAGTTACGAATTCTTCTCCACGGCGAGTTCCTTCGTGATTAAACAGCCAGCCTTGGACAGCGTAAATTGAATACGAATCACGATACACTTTAACAAGATGCCTAGCTGCCGCTTTGGATGCTCCATAGGGGCTTCTTGGTCGAAGCGGATGAGCTTCGTCCTGCGGAGCGTAAGATACGTCTCCAAATTCTTCTGAGGAGCCAGCATTGTAATAGCGACAGTTTGGTGCAAATTTTCTAATTGCTTCCAACTGGTAAAGAACCGCCATACAGTTTGTATTCATGTGATTGACTGGCATCGTCCAGCTACTGCCGACGAAAGAGTTTGCGGCGAAATTAATAAAATAATCTGGTTGTTCATCGCGAATCACTTGTTCCACGTTTTGGGCATCTGCGATATCTAAATCAATAAGCTTAAATCTTGGGTTATTTTTTAAGTGTTTAATATTTACATGATTCGCTACACTTAGTCGTCGTATGCCAGCGACAATAGTATGATTTGTGTTTTCCAAGAGATAATCAGCCATAAAGCTGCCATCTTGACCTGTTACGCCTGTAATAATAACTTTTTTCATTGTGTTGAATTGATAAATTTTACTAATTTGAGTATCTG